CGCGCAGGTCAACCGGCAGCGTACTGAGGCAGACATCTACCTGTTCCGCGGTGTACCGGTTCAGCTTCGCGTCGGTGTCGTCGTCATCCCCATAGGCGTCCATGTCCGACACGCACTGGAATCCCGGCGCCACACGGCTGTGGCCCAGATGCTCGCGGTGCGCCTTGGCCCAGTGGTACCAGGTCATGAGCAGTTCTTCCAGTTGTTCGCTTTCGTCTTTCGTCATGTGATCCTCGCTGAATAGCTGCTCTAGTTCTTTCCTTGCCTGCTCCTGCCGGGTCAACTTCGGCGGCTGCCGCGGCTTGCGCTCTATCCCCTGTAGCCGTTCGCAGACTAGGGCCGGGTCGCCCATGGCCCACTTAGGCAGTAGCGCACCCATCACGCGGCTTCCGGGTTGTAGAAGACGCTGCTACTCATAGACATCAGCTTTGGCATTCCCTGCACACGAGATGCCGCATGGCGCATCTGGCTATCGAACGTGTATGGCCGGCCTGTCTCATAGGCCTGGCGCGCAGGGACGACATCGGATGGCTTCAATCCCACCCATGCCCGAATCACTAGCATGGGGTCGTCGGACTGAAGGCCCGGCTCAACCTGGCGGATCGCTTCCGCAATGCGGGTCGAGCACCGGTTGTGCTTCGTCAGCTTGACGCCGAACTCAACGCGCAGACGTTCTATCGCCGCCGTGCGCATCTGCTTGTTGGAATCTTCCACGCTTCTCGGGAGTGCCATATCAGACCTCTTTCACAGTAATGCCATGCCGATCCAGCATGAGCTTTCGCTTAATGACGTAATCCGGCGTTTTCACGCCCTTTGCGTCTTCTACGATGCAGTTCTCGCCCTGGAAGTACATGAAGTCAGCGATATAGACCACGGGGCGTTCCGCCTTTCCATCAGCGCGCCGCTGGCTATCGACTAGGGTGAACTTGGGCTGCAGGGACAGGGACTGGATATGCCCTGCTCGCTCCATCAGCCTAAGCTCGGAATAGCGCGCGGCCTCCCGTTTGCTATCAAACGTGATGCCATCCAAGGCGGTCTTCTTGTTTCGGTACTTGGCTGCCATATCAGTCCCTCAACTGGCTGTATTTCGGCTTCGGCTTGAACTGGACGGCATTGCGCGCTTCAGCAACGGCATGCACATTCGCATCCAGGAATCGCGAGTGCTGACCCTGGAAAGCCAGAAAGACCTCTCCCAGCGGTCCCATCCGCTGCTTGCGGATCAGGATCTCGGCCAAGCCTTTGAGCGGGCTGTCTGGCGTGTAGTAATCATCGCGATAGGCCATCAGAATGACGTCGGCGTCCTGCTCGATGGCACCGGACTCACGCAGGTCGCTCATAAGCGGGCGCTTGTCCATGCGCTTCTCAACCTCACGCGAAAGTTGAGAAAGCAAAATGATTGGGCACCCCAATTCACGGGCCAGCAATTTCAACGCGCGGGTGATACCGCCCAATTCTTCGTTTCGGTTGCCGCCTTCACCCTGCATGAGTTGCAGGTAGTCGATGACGATCAAGTCCAAGCGCTTATGGCGCTGGCGCACCTTCCGAGCGGCAATCCGAATGCGGGAGGCGTTCGCCAAGCGCGGATCGTCGGCGATGACCAGCTTCTGGTTCTCCAGCCGCCCCAGTGCCGACGTCAACCGTGTGAAGTCTCCCTGGCTCAGACGCCCCGTTCGCATCCGTTGGCTGTCAATTTCCCCGAAGCGGGACACGCTGCGTTCTGCAAGCTGGCGCGACGCCATTTCCAAGCTGATGACGAACGCCACCTTTCCATCTACTGCGACGTTCTCGGCGATGTTCACGGCCAGCGTCGTCTTCCCCATGGAGGGGCGTCCGGCAACGATGATCAAGTCCCCATTCTGCAAGCCGCACGTTTGGCGATCTAGGTCTTCGAAGCCAGTCGACAACCCGGAGACTTCGCCGCCATGCTCCATCCGCGCTTCAAGCGCCTCCAGCACACCGGGGAGCAATTCGCCGATCGGCTTCGGTTCTTCTCCTGCCTCTCGCGTGTCTGCCAGCGCCATCGTCATGCTGGTCGCGCGCTCAATCAGGGCAGATGCCTCCCCGGGCTCATCGGCCAACGCTGCGATGTGTTGCCCCAGGATCTGCAAGTCGCGGCGGATGCGGTGCGATCGAACGATATCGGCGTAGCGCCGGATGTTTGCACTGCTCGGCGTGTTCTGCGCAATTGCGTTCAGATAGGCGATGCCGCCCGATTCCTCAGAGTCGCCAGTTGCCTGCAAGGCATCATGCACGGTCAGCACGTCGGCCGGCATGCCGCGGTCGAGCAACGTCGACGCGGCGCCAAAGATCAGGCGGTGATCATGGCGGTAGAAGTCCTCAACGGCCACCCGCCCATCCAGACGTTCCCAAGCACCGTTATCCAGAAGCAGCCCACCAAGGATCGACTGCTCAGCGTCAACCGAGTGCGGCGGCACACGCAAGGCTTCGGCGCTCATGCTGCCTCCTTGTGCGCGTGCAGGCGCTGGGCTTGGACGCCCTGGGTCGTCAGCGAGTACGTGCCGTTGGCTGCATCGGCGTACCAGAGCCGGTAGTAGCCCTTGGTCACGTAGTTCAGGAAATGCTTGCGCCAGTCAGCCTGCAAGCGGCGCTCGTTGGCACCTTCGGGCGAGTGCTCAGCCTTGAACACGTCCCACGCAAGCTGCACGAACTCCATCGGCAAGCCGACACCGTCCACGTACTTCTGCAAAGGCTCGTAGCCGCTGATAGCCGTCTCGCCGGCCTGTCGGCATCGATCGAGAAAAGTTTTCAGCGAGCAGCGATCCTTGCGTTCCCGCTTGGGTTTTTCAGCCGAAGGCTCGACGGGTGCTTCACCCCCCTGCAAAGGGGGGTTAGGGGGGTCTTTATCTTCTTCCTTTCCTTTCCCTTCCTTTCCGTCAAGGAGCACTCCGTGAGTGTTCATGGAGTCATCATTGATCGGTGGTTGAGGGATACCGGATTTCGACGGACGATTGATAACTTGGTGTTTCTTGAAGCCCTTGATATGCATGAAGAATTCACCATTCACCGAGTACTCAATGAGCATTCCGTGAGACATCAATTCTTGAATCAAGGGTTCGCAATCCAGCGAGTCAGCCGGGAAAACCTGCATCTTGACCTTCTTCGCGGAGCGCTGAAGATTGCCGTTGTCATCTGCAAAATTCCAGATGCCAATGAACAGTAAGCGAGCGCTCATGGAGCACTCAGTGATCTTCTCGTCCGTCCAAAAATCAGGCTTGATCGTTCTGATCCGTGCCATATCAATTCCCTGCAAGCAAGGCTTTCATCGCCTCTGCCCATTTGTGAACGTGCGGAGCCATGGCGCTACGACGCTTGAGCTTGGCTAGCTTGCGTGCTTCTTCCATGGCTTTGTCGTAGGCGACCTGCTGTGATTTGGTCATGTTGGCTCCGCGTTTTCAATTGCCGAATCATCGCTTCGAGCGGCTGGACCCAACTCCAGAAAAGTCTCGGCAGCAACAATTTCTGCATAAGAAACAACAACTTGAGACTTATCTTCGTTGCGGTTGAAGTCTTCCATTCCCACCACGGCCAAGGCCTGGTCATTCACCGAAGCACCCTGCAATTGAAGTTGTTCGATGCACCACACCAGCAACTCAATCTGCTTGCCATAGCGCGTCTCAAACATGGCCTTATGCGGGTGGACAGCGATAGCCAGACCATCGTCTTGGTGGTGGCTTCTACACAGCGGCAGAACCTTCCAGTGAGCGTCAGGCTTAGTCCGGCCGTCGATGTGGTGGATCGACACGTAGTCGTTGAAGATTCCGTCCATGCGACAAGCCACGCAGCCAATGCGGCTCGCGAGCTGGCCATGGAATTCTTTCTGAGCGGTCGACACCGACGAGCCTTTCATCCCCTTCGACTTGATCGGCTGGCTGCGACGGCTGATGGCGCCACGAGCGCGGAGCGGCGTGCTGCGCTTGAGGGTGGTGTTCCAGGTCATGCTTCCCTCCCGATGGAGGTGGGCGACCACTGCACGCCCTTCTCGTCACCCACGGAATGGGCAAAGTTGATGAGCTCGCTCATCTTGCGAACGCCCATCTTGCTCGTGCGACGGCCAAGCATGACGAAGCCGCCGCGGATGCCTTCAGCGATGCGGTGCTCTTGCTCCAGGCTGGCCGTCAGGATGTATTTCCAATCTTCCGGCGAAAGCTTTTCCAGCTTTCCGTTGATAGACCAGTCAACTTGCTTGGACAGATCCGTCAGGATCGACCAAAGCAGGTCGTTTTGATCCAGGGTCCGGGTGCGCTCCTTAATCTCCACCCGGTAGCCGTCAGGAGCGTTCGCGCAGGCGTGAGCCGCATTACGGCGCGCCAGTGGGTGGGAAAGGATGAACACTTGGCGTTCCATCACTTGCTCGCAGCGCGCAGAACGTTGCGCTCAAGCCGGTGGCACATCGTGCGCAGGTCACGGACAAACTCGACGATGCGATCGGCCTCGGACTGATCAATCTTGCCGTCCGCAACAGTCTCAGCCGTCACGCCGAGAACGCTGCCTGTGATTGCACCGATCTGCATGACCTTTGACTGGATGGCAGTCAATTCGCAGGCCCAGCCACCAGCGGGCGCCGGCGGGACGGAATCCACTGCCAAACCCTGCTCCGCAGCGAACGCTAGAAACCAGTCGTGGGCGTACTCCACACCGCCGTCCTTCTCTTCCATCCATTCGGACAGAAGGCCGGCCATTTCCACACTGATCGCATCTCCTTCAGAACGTTTCAGCTTGGCGCGAAGCGATTCGGGGTGAATGGACTTGCCACGGCGTTCGGTCAGGAAGCGCGCCGCATCCGCCACGCCGCCCGGCGTCTTGCGCACGCAGTTGTACAGAACGTCGAGCCAGTCAGTGTTGGAATAGTGGGCGGTCATGCGTCACCTTGAAATCCGATTAATTTCAGCCTTTCGGCCTTTGTGCGGCGCATCTAAGATTCACCGCATGGAACAACTAACTAAGAACAACTCGGCTATGACTGACACGGAGCTCCTGCTTAAAACCGCCGCCGACATCGCCAAAAGAACGCTTATTGACCCTTCGGAAACTGCCGTCCTGGAACTGTTCAAGGAGCTGTGTTCGGAGCGAGAGCGCATGGCGTGGG